CACGTCGTCGAGGCGCGCGAAGGTGAGCGTCAACTCGATCGACGGCCAGCCGTTGTCCAACGGCTCGATGATGCCGGTGACGCCGCCGACGTATTTCTCGTCGAGCGGTTGGGTGAAGGTGACGGACAGATCCGTGAGCCCCGTCCCGTTGGCGAGGCCGGTGATCGAATCCGACGCCTGCAACCCGGCGCCGCCCTGCGCGTTGAAGCGCATGACGACCTGCTCGAAGAACGCGCGCATGCCGGCCGGCGGGAACGTGAGCGCGGCGATCTGGCTCGCCGTGTTGACCGCCGAGTTCTCGATCGCCTTCATGCCGATCGCGTTCCAGATCACCTCGGCCCGGCCGTTCTCGCCGAACTTGATCGAAAACCCCGTGAACTTCGCCGAGGGGACTTCGATGATCTTCTTGGACTTGTCGCGTACGATCGTCGCGAACAGGCCCACGCGCCCGCTGGTATCGGGCTCGAAGGTGTTCGTGTATGCGGTCGTGGTGCCGACCTGCGACGGCGCGGTGCCCCCCGTGCCGAGGCAATGCGCCCAGAACATATTCTGGAAGGCATCGCTGTAATGTAAGAACATCGGAATCGCGAGCCGGACCGCCTGCACGCGCCCGGCCTGGACTTGCGTGATGAAGGTTTCCCCCGCCGCGACTTGTTCGCTCACGGCGACGGCGGGATCATCCCGATAGTCCTCCCGGAGGACTTGTCCGCTCCCGGTCCCGACGGCGACGGCGGTACCCCATGTCGTCGACGTCTTGATGCCGCACTTGAGTACCCGTGCTGTTACGCCCATGCCGTTCCTCCCCTATGGAGTAGCCTCGGAGAAATCGTAATCCACCGTGACGCGCAACGTGCCGAGGAGATGGTCTTTTCCGAACCGCTTCACCCCATGACCCGCGAGCGTCACATGATAGCCCTGCGCCTCGCCATCCGCGATCAGCGCCCGTTCGATCTGCATCAGCAGGTCGAGAATCCCTTGGCGTTGCGCTTCCTGCGCGAACGCGCCGCGAAAAAGGACCGCGAGATCCACCGCGTCAATCCGGGCCGCGCGATGCGCGCCCATCGGGCGATTGCTCACGAGCCCGCCGTCGTCGAGCCAGTACGATCGGTCGACCACCAGATTCGATTGCCGGGCGGCCTGCAAGGCGATCCGCGACGGCACCAGCCGGAGCGGCTCGGCGTTGAGGACCGCCGTGATGGCCTGCAAGATGTCGACGAGCGTCTCGGCCGCCATGCCCCTTTAGGCCTCCACCTGCAGCGGGCACGCCGCCCGGAGCCGGCGAAACTCATACCACCACGCGATGTCCCGCTGCTCGAGACCGAGATGGCCACAGTGGACCGTCGGATCGAGCCAGATCGTGAACCCGCGCGCGCGCACGTCCTGACAGAAGGCGACGTCTTCGCTCACCCGGCCTTCGCCCTCGGGATCGTCGCGATAGTAGAACCACGGCTCGGGGCCGTCGAACGCTTCCATCGGGATCAGCGTGCAGCCCATGCCGATCACGTCCACCGGGCATAGCGTCGTCTCGGTGCCGGTCAGATCGACGTGATCGAACCACCAGAGTCCGTCCGCCTCCCGCCGTTCGTGCACCAGTGCCACGGGCGCGAACGGCGGCGTCTTGAGGATGTAGAGGCCGCCGACAATCTGCCAGGGCGCCGCGACGTGCGCGAGGAAGCGCGGCAGGAGATCGTTGGGGAACGTCATGTCGGCGTCGAGAAACAGGAGATGCGTCGCGTCCAGGTGGCGCGCGTCCCGGACGGCTTGGTTGCGGAGCACGTCGACCCGAGGGCCGGCGGCTTGCCACTCGAAACAAATTTCCGCGATGCCGTGCAACGCTTTCGCCTCGCCAACGCGATTACCCCAGCCAATCTCCACGAGCGACCGCGCCGCCTGCGCGTAGACCACGGGTTGATTGTGGACGACCGCGACCAGGACGCGGCGCGGCCTATCCGCGTCCGAGTTTGACAGGGGCCGAGGCGAGACGTTCATGACTCTCCGGGTTGATGACCTGGGATCGCCCGAGGTCGAGCGCGATCCCGTTGGTCTGGAGTTGCGCGAAGAGGTCGCGCGCCTTGGCTTCGTAGGTGTCGGCCGACGTCTGCCACGAGGCCGGATCGGCCGCGCCGTCGGCGAGCCCGCGCTTGACGTACGCCATCGCGAGGAACGCCGCGCACCGTTTCAAGGCCTCCGCCGGCCGCACCGCCACGGCCTGGGTCAGCATGGCGCCGGGCGTGAGCCCGACGGAGACGCGGAGCCGCAGCCAGAGGTATTCGTCCCCTTGATTCAGCCGGACCGGCTCCCAATCGGTCGGCGTGCCGTTGGTGAACCGGACGCGGCCAGTCTGCGCGAGCGTGACGCCCGCGACCGCCGTGTCATCCGTCACCGCGACGGCGGTCCAGCCGGCGGGCCCGTAGTAGTCGACGCTGAGCACGGAGGGGATCGCGTTGGGCGTCGCGACCTTCAAGTAGACGCCCTCGTAGGTCCACCCCGCGCCCGGGATCAGGCTCGCGTTGGCGTCGGCCAGGATGGCGCCGATCGGCAGATCGTTTTCGTTGTCGTCCCGAGCTTGCGCCTGCCAGTCATTCGTATAGCGGACGCCGTCGTGCGCGAGGACGTAGGGGAACGCCCAGCGTTCGAGCACGCGATCCGACGCGCTCGGAATGTCGGCGAAGGTCAGATCGATCCACACGCGGAGATCGGCCATGGCCATGGCGCGCGCCACCGGCCACGTGTCCTGTCCCCACGGCCGACCGCTCGCGGTCGCTTGGGGCTCAATCGCCCCGAGGTCCGCGTCCGTCACCAGTACGAGTTGCGTCCACATGATTCGGCTACGTCAGAAACGGGGAATCGCCCGCCTGTCGGTGGAGACGCGCCGCCGTCGTGTGCGGCGGAATGATATGCGGCTCGAACACGACCGCGCGATCGTTCGTGTCGCCGATTTCCGCCGTCCGGTATTCGCACCAGCAATGCCCACACTTCGGACAGATGGGCGCCTCCCCCGCGAGCGGGCGCGGGATCTGCTCGGCATAGTGCATCAGGGCCGCCCAGGATTGCGCCTTGAGCCACGCGCGCGTGCCGGCGTGCACATCCGGCCGCTCGATCAGCGTCGCGAGGTCGCGCGCCGTCACCGGCACGAATTTGCGAATCGCCCGCCCGGCGCGCTCGCCCGCGTCAATCCCGACCTCGACGCGATAGATCGGCTTGCCGCACACGTTACAGATCACGATCGACCCGCGTGGGATGTAGGTCGGTCGCCCAGTCGCCAGGGACTCGCGGAGCGCCTCTCTCACCGCCGCTTCGCTCCCTTCTTGAAGGTGCCCGCGCGCCCCAGCGACGCGGAACAGATCGCGTACGCGTTCCCGGTGCCTCGCGCTGTCACTTTTTTGACGCACCGATCCCACTTCGCCGTATGGATCGACTTCTTGCCCGGCATCGGCTACTCCGGCGCGGCCGGCAGTGTTCCACGTGGAACATCCGCCTCAGCCGTGGCCACGGGCGCGATCGCCCGCACGCTGATCGACAACGTGCCGGATCCATCCGCTGCCAGATGCCCGCTGGCGGTCACGTCGAGGGTGTGCGTCGCCGGGAACGCATCGCAGGCGGTCCGGACCGCCCGCTCGACGGCCGCGTCCTGGGCCTGCCGCTTGAGCCCGGCGAGCAGCGCGGCGCGCTCGTCGGCGGAATGCAAGATTCCACTGAGACTAAAAGACATCCCGGCCTCCTATGCTCTGACGACCACCAACGATTCGGCGACGTGAAACGTCTCGATGATCCCCAGATGGCCGAACCAGAGAATTACGGCGTCCGCGAGCCTGACCGCATCGGCCGATGGCGCGGTCCAGAGGAGCCGGGTCGCGATCTCGATGTCGAGGTCGGCCGACCCGTGCGCGTCCATGGTGTACCCTCGGACGGTGATGTCGATCGCTTCGTCGTTGTGCATGGCCATGGCCTCGGCAACCGCGACGACCGCCGCCTCATCGCCCGAGGCCTGCCGCACGCCGTCGAGAATCGTCAGGCGCTCGTCCCGCGTCGTGGCCGAGCCGCTGTAGGTCCATGCCGCCATGCGTCTCTCCTACCCTTTCCGGCCCTTCGTGGCGACCCGCGCCATCGCTTTGCCGCCATGCGCGCGCCGGCCCAGGACCGCGCAGAGCGCGGGCGTTTTGCCCGACGCCAGACACGCCTTGAAGCGCCCGCCGGATCCGAACTTACTTTTGCCGAACGGTTTGGCCATGGGGTCGTCCTCCTGCGCGCGGGGGATGCTGTCGCGCCTCCGCCGCCGCCTGCGCCACCTTGTGCGTCGCGATCGACGCGTCGACTTGTCGCTGCCACGCCGCGCAGACGCGCGGACAGTCCGCGTGCCCGATCGGCAGGGCGTCGTGTTTGGCGAAATTCATTGGCGCCATCAGCGTTCCCCTGGCGTGACCTGATACTCGGGGACGACGATCCCGGGCGCGATCTCCAGCCCCTCGGGCATGCCGCAGACGACCATGGAGGCGAGCACCCGCGCGCGCTCCTCCTCGGTCATGAGCGGCAGGCGTTCGAGTTCCGCGCGCAGAAACGCCAGATTCGATTCGCGCGTGATCGGCAGGGTCGAGAGATGTTCGCACTCGACGTCCCAATGACAGAAGATCGAAAAGCCCGCCTCGCGCACCTGCTGGCAGAACCAGAAATCCTCCGAGATGGTGAAATCGTGATGATCCGCCTCGTCGGGTCCGCGCTGATAGCGGAACCACTCGTCGCCGATCCGCACTTGCAGGGCGTCGAGGACGTCGCGGCGAATCAAGAGGGCCCCCGCGCCGCACCGTTCGATCTCGAAGACCCCCCGCCCGTAGTGGACGGCTTGATACCGATGCGGCCCGTCGAGCGTGCGGTGTTTCACGAACGCGATCGCGTGAAACGGCGGTTTCTTGGCGTGGTACCGCGCCGTGATCACGGGCGCCTCTTCGGCCACGAGACGCTCGACCAGATCCAGCGGAAACGTCATGTCGGCGTCCAGGAACAGGAGATAGTCCTCGTTGCCCTTCAGCATGTTCCGACAAATCTCATTGCGGGCGACGTCGGTGGGAAACTTCGCGCTCTTGATGCGGCGCGCGCCCTCGATCAGCAGATGACGCGGCAACGTGCGATTGATCGCGCCGGACGCGAGCCGCCAGATCAGCCCTTCGTACGAGTCCCAGAACTGCGGCGGCGCGGCGAACGCCGAGGTCATGACGATCCCGATGGCGAGCCTCATAGGGCGCCTCCGTCCGCCCACCAGGGACGGAACGGTTTGCGCGCCGTGAGGAGGCCGCGCAGATGGGACCATCGCTCCTGCCGGGCGAGGTCGGGATGCGGATCCGGCACCCGCTCGGTGTCACTCAAGACGAAATCGCACTGGATGCGGTACGGCGAGATCGCCGACCCGGCGCGTCGATAGGCGTCCTGATTGAAAAAGACGAACGCCTGTTCCGAGATCGCGCGCGTGTGGGTCGGATCCCCCCAGCACCAGACGGACGACCAGAGCGGACACTCGAATTGCAGCACGCCGCCCGGCTTCAGCACGCGGTACAGATCCTCGAAGAAGGCGAACCATTCGGTGGTCTCGCCCTGCATCCCGATATGTTCGAGCACGTGAATCGCGACGGCGTAGTCGACCGACTCGTCGGGCAGGGGCAGCGGATCGACGCCGAGCACGGCGACGATGTCGGGATGCAGGCGCGCGTCTTGATCCACGGAGAGCACGGAGATCGGCCGATCGGCGTACTCGGGCCGGAGCGGCAGATCGCGGCCTTTGCGTCCGCACCCGAGATGGAGGACGGTGAGCGGCGCGTCATCGAGTTGCAGCGATTGCAGGACGTCCATGATCACGCCGTCCGCCGGCCGCGCGGTTCTTTCGCGGCGGCATCCTCCGGCTCGGCGACGGGGCCCGGGGGGAGATCCCGCAGCCCCGCCGGCAACCGATAGCCGGGCTCGTGTTCCTGCCGCGAGGCCTCGACCGCCTTCGAGCCGAACTCCTGGACCAGCTTTCGCAACTCCACCATCTTCGCCGAGTCGACGACCTTCTGGGACGTCAGGTAGAACTGATCATTCCAGGGGCCCGAGCGCGGATCCATGATGAAGCTATGCGGATCCAGCCCCGCCGCGCGCAGAAACGGCGCGACGTCATTCAGCGACTTGAGATCCGCGAGGGTGATGTACTCGAAGCCTTTCCGAACGTAGTCCATGTGCCGACGCAAGGGCAACGGCCCCGTCAGATCCCAGATCGGCAGGCCCTCGGCATCGACTTTCTGTTCCAGCGTCCACTCGTCGCGGACCGGACGGCGATAGATCGCCTTGAGATCAAGTTTGCCGTTCGCAACCCATTCGAGATTGAGCGGGACGCACTTAAAGACGGTCGGTCGTTCCATACCAGACCCTCAGAGGGCGGCGCCTTCCGGCACCGGCTCGGAAAAGGAGGGCGGCCAGGACGTCGACGCGGCGGCGGGCTCCCAGCCCCCACCACGCGCAATCCACGCCTTGACGGCCCTCCACGCCACTACGATCGACGACCTACGACGTGCTGTTGCTGTAGAGGAAGATCCCCGCGCCCCCGCGCCCGTTGGTCGTGGCGCCGCCGCGATACTCGGACTCCCCCCACACGCCGACGCCGTTCAGTTCCGTGACGCGCTTCGATTCGTCACGCTGCACGGCGAGCGGGCCCATGCGACCTTTCTGCGCGAGCGCCGCCGCCGACGGGTGCATGACCGTGCCGGCGAGCACCGTCGATCCCGACACCGTCGCCGTCCCGACGTTGGCGGTCTCGAAGATCGAGACGCCATAGATCCGGCCGACGATGCCGGTCGAGACGATCTCCTGCCCCTGCGCGCCGAAGACGGCCGCGTCGTCGAGATTCGGCAGTAGGTTGCCCCACTGGCGCGGATGCAGCACGGAGATCCGGGGATTGGCCGGAATGTTGTTGATGTTGAGCGTTTTGATCGCGTCGAGGAACAACGTCGTCGTCAGGGCGCCGTCGTTGTCGCCAGTCGACGAGTCGAAGCCGGAGAAGAGCGCCGTGAGATCGGCGTCCTGCAACCGCTGCAAGGCTTCGGCCGCCGCCTGTCCCGCGATCCCGCCTTCCGCGACCGCCGCCGCCGCCACGGACGCGCGCGGCGTGCCCATGATGTCGTCGACCGTCGCGCCGATCGAGAGGTCGGTGACCTCGAACCGGATTTGATGCTCGGAGACCGTCACGGTGACGGTGCCCGACGTATCGATCGCCGAGTTCGTGGTGAAATCGGTTGCCTCCGCGATCGCCGTCGCCGACACCTTGTCGTAGATCGGGAAGGACGCGGTGAGCGTCTGCTCGCCGGTCAGATCCTTGAACGCGACGAAATCGCGGACGCCGAGGCGCTCCGCGAAGTAGAGGACCGACTGCGCGTAGGCTTCGCGTCGGATGACTTCGGTCAGCGTGGTAGAGGTCGTCTCGGACGCGTGCAGCAGGCCGTCCGGCGACTGCGTGAGAAACTTCAAACTCCGCATATCGGGCTCCTCGTCATCAAGGGGGAGACCGATCGCGACCGTCTACTTTTTCGCCAGTCCGTCTCCGGTGAAGGCGCGGCCCATTTGGATCCCACCCGCGTTGGCGGATCGGTCTCGGAGGGCCCGACGCACTTTCGGATCCCGCAACTGCGCGTCCGTCAGATGGTCGAGATCGATGTCTCCAGGTCCATCATTCGATCCGCCGGAGCTTCCGCTCCCGGCCTTCTGGCTTCCGCGCAGAATTTGATCTTTGTCAGGCAACAAGGCGATCAGTTTGCCGATGGCTTCGGCAAAGGGGGGCGGGTTGCCGTCCTCCCCCAGAATCCGCGTCCCGTCCGGTTTCCGGACCACGATTTGCGACCGCTTCACGCCGCCGATCTCGACCGGCTCCCAGGCGCAATACTCGCGCAGGGCCCGGAAGGCCGTCAAGGGGGAGAGCACGGTCTTGGCCGTCGCGCCGCCGAAATAGTCCGGCGTCGACGCGAACGCGTTCTGAATCTTCTCGCCGGCATACTCCGCTTCGAGCGTGAGCCGCGCCTGCCGTTCCTTCTCGGCGTCGGTCTTCACTTTCTCCAGATCGGTCTTGTGCGACGCGATCAGTTCCGCCTTGAGCGAGTCGTACTCGCCCTCGCGACGTTTCCGATCCTCTTCGGCGGCCGTCTGCTTTTTCTTGAGGTCGTCGTATTCCTTCTTCTCCGCGTCGGTCAGGCCCGCTTTCTTGATCGTGTCGATCTCGGTCCGCAACGCGTCGAGTTGGCCGATCGCCTTGTCGCGTTCCATGTGCGCGCGCCTGATCGCCTCCTCCGCCTTCGCCGTCGCGTCGCCGCCGCCGCCGCCGCTGCCGCCCTCGCCGGTCTCGGTGTACGGATCGAGCGCGAGCACATACGGGCCGAAGATACGTCGGTTCACAGGTCACCCCATAGTTGCTGCAACGCGGTCCGCGTTGCATCGCCTTCCGGCAGATTCCGCCAGAGATCCCACAGCGCCAACTTTACCCGATCGACTTGCTCGAACCGCGCCGCCGCTTCGACGACCAACTGTTCATGGCGCACGAGGGCGACCTCGACCGCTGGATCCCGCGCCCAGCCCTTCGCGCGGCCCACGAGTTCATTGCCCGACTTCGCGACCCGTCGCCAATACCCCGCCGCCCCGTCATGGTATTCGAGCGAGCGTTTATATTCATCGCGCGCACGGATGGCGCGGCTGAGTGAGGTCGTCTGGTCCTTCAGGATACGTTGAAATTTGAGGCAGGTCGTGCACCCCGGCGCCGGCACGACGCGCTCATGCCGAGGACCGGAGATCATCGGTTCCACGGTCATGCGACGCCCTCGTCGGCCTGCAACCGTTCCCCGATCAGCGTCTCGATCGCGTCCGCCAGAAATTGCTCATCCTCGTCCGACAGGTCGAGGAAGTTCCGGATTTTCCCGTGCGCGCCTTCGGTCGCGTAGAACGCCTTGTCGTTGGCGCCCATGGATCGGGACCGCTGGATCAGCGTGCCGCGTGACGATCCGCTCCCGAAGGTGGAGAACCCGAGGTCGCACGAGGACGGCGTCGACGCGACGACCCGCAGGTCGTTGAGCATTTGGCCGGAGAGGGTGAGGTTGACGGGGCCGGCGCCGACTTCCTTCGCTTTGCGCGCCGCGTAGCCGGCGCTGTAGGGCACGAACGGCGTATTCGTCGCATCGAGGCCGCGATTGCGCGTCCGGTCGACGATCCGGGTGACGAGGGACGTGCCGAGATCCTCCCAATCGTCGGCGGTCAAGACCTGCCGGCCAGCGAGGAGCGAGAAATCCTTGATGACGACGACCATTCGACCCGGTTCCAAGGATGAGTATAGCGCCGATGGGCTACGTCGTGCCGGATCGATCCGCCAGGAACGCCGCACGCCGCGCCCGCATCGCCGCGACCTCCTCCGGCGTCAGGCGCCGTCCGGTCAAGGCCTCATACGCCCGGACGACCTCGTCGACCGTCGGCGGCGTCCCACGCCCGCCGGTCAGGACTAATCGCCCCGTGCCGGTCTGGTCCCGTAACGCCTTGACGAGTCGGTCGATCGGCCAGATCGTGAAGCCGTCGGGGACGACCCGCAGCCGCGAGGCGCCGGCATAGGTCCACGCGAGCGCCTGAAGAAAGACCTCGCCCCAGGTGATCGGTACCTGGAACCAGCCGGCCGGCGAGCCGACGCGCAGCCCGTGCTGCGTCCAGTGCTCGGCCTCACCCGCCCCGAAGCCGGTCAGGCGCACCACGCCCCGATCGTCGACGACGGCGTCGCCGAAGAGATCGAGCGTGTCGGGATCGCGGACCCACCAGACCCGCAGGCGCATGACGAATTCCTCCTAGCTATTCAGTATCGCACGAGATCGCTACCACGGCACGTAATGGGCCCGCACATAGTCCGCGAGCGTCCCGTCGCGGAGTTTGGCCCCGACAAACTGCGCGCGTTCGAGCAACGCCTCCCGCTCCTCGGATGTGAGGGCGGATCCGGCGGCTACGCCGTTCCAATCCGCTGTGTCGATCGCGTCGGCGAGCCGTGCCGCCACCTCGGGATCGAGACCGCCGCGCTGAACCTGAAACCACGAGGCCGCGACTGATCGGAATTCCTGGAGGCCCATCACCGACGCCTCGTCGCCGGTCATCCCGCCGTACGTCCCATTGCCCGGCGACGGCGTCGTCGGCGCCGGGAAGCTGTAGCCGTGATCGATCGCGACGAGTTGGCCGGAGGGGTCGCGCATCAGGTTGCCGCCATGGCGATCGGTATTGCCGATGATCAAGTCGAACACGACCATCCGCGTCGCCTCATCGGCGTCCTGGAGGCGCGTGTCCTCCCCATCCTCGACGAACTTCATCAGCATCCCGTGATCGTCCTCGATGGTCCCGGCGAAGGTCTGCACCATGAGGCCGGTCCCCAGGCGGTCGTCGACCCGCTTGGCCATGACTTCGCGTTGCCAGAGCGGCGCGCTGTCGTGGCGGTCGACGCTGTCCCGTTGCGAGGTCTCGCCACTCTCCGGTTTCCAGATGAAGGACTCCGGCGCGGGGAGATCGACGCCGTTAATCTGCGCGACCTGCACCACCCGCGTTTCGTTCACGCCGCCGCCGAGATCCGAGGAGGACGCCACCGTGACCGGCGCGGGCACGATCGCCGCCTCGCCGATGGGCAGGACCCCTTGGGCGGCCGGCGCCCGGATGACCGGCATGACGCCTTCGAGCACGTCCTTGAGTTCGCCGGTCGGGATCCGGTCGAGGATGTCGTTGAAGTCTTTCACGCCCAGTCGGTCCCGAATGACCGCCTCGGCTTCGTCGATGTCCAGGCGCGGATGCGCGCGTGCATAGGCGTCGATGTACTCCTGGACGGTCCAGGCCTCGCGCCGCGCGACGGCCGCCGCTTGTTGGGCCGCCGCGATCGCCACGGGATCCGTCGGCATCGCGAAGCCGGGCAGCAGCAGGCCGCCCGACGGGGTGATCTGCGGGACTTCGATCGTTTCTTTGGTCGC